GGTCTCGCGGAGCGAGGCCGAACGGCGTCGGCGAGATGTGGCGCAAAAACGACAAAGCCCCGCCGGGTTTCCCCGGCAGGGCGGCGTATCAATTGATACGGGCGGCGCTTACTTTTTGCGGCGCTTGGCTACTTGGTCGAACAGATTGTCGATCAAGGCCTGAGGCGGATTGGATGCCAAGAACGCATCGAGATTGGCAAGAATGGTATCAGGCGACGGCGCTTTTTTAGTCTTGCCCGACTCGCCCGCGCTATCCTCTTTCGGCCACAGAATCTGATTCACGCGCTGCAACTTGGTGCGGCCGAAGTCTTGAATCTTGCCCCAGACTCGCTTTTCTTCTGAGTCCTTTACCCACTCAGCCCGCTGAGTTTCGGTCGATTCCATGACCATGCGCGCCAATTCCATGTTGACGCCTTTGCGTGGTCGATTGCAGTACTGCGAGCGGTAGGCAGCTCGGAGAGTGTCGCAAGCATCGTCGAAGACTTTCGTGCCCTTGGCGGTATCCAAGTCTAAGCCTTGCCCCACGAGATACTCGTGGAACATCGCAGCAGTACCAGCCGCGCCACCGTCCAAAACGTCAGCCGCACGATCCTCAGCCTTGACCTGTTCAACCGCATGAGCCGCCAGAATTGCGAGTGTGATCTTATTCATATCGTGTTACCTCTTTGACTGAGCAGCGATGTGCCGCCCTTGTACCCATTTAGACAATGTGGGTTCGCGATAGTTCCGCAATATCAAAACTTTTTTTGACGATATTTCGATCGCCGTATCATTTGATACGCGACCCCGTACCCGCTTGGCAGGACGAAACCGGGCAGAGTCAGACCCCACCCACCCCGTATGCCCCGATTCTGATTGGGACTCCGACTGATCCGCCCATACACTTAGCTCGACACAAACGACGTACACATTTTGAAAACTTGGCCAACTAGACCCCACCCCCTCGCCTATAAAACACCCCCGGTTGTCTTTTTGGTACCATGCTGTTTTAATACATATATATTGTGTTGACCTAGGGTTCTTGGTTCCCTCTAAGCCATGCAAGATTTGCTCATACCTGAAATTGACGAGAACATCCCCCTGCCCGCTAACGCGGCGGAAGCCTTGCCTGACCTCACTCCCGAAGCGGAGATCGAGATGCGGGCGAGAAGTATTAAGCTAATTGCTGATATGACCGGCACCCCGCTGTGCCCTGACGAGAATGACATCTCGGCAGCTAGAGAGATTGCCACTGCCCACCTTGCTAACCCGAAGACTCGGGTTGATTACAGCAAGTACCCGAACGAAACGATGGCGTACCTCGCGGGTTTGGTCGCGCAGGGCAACTGTATGCTCGTAGATGACCTATCAGAACTCAAACTCTACGTCGTCAATAAGCTTGTATATGAAGTAGAGCACGCAGATAGCAGCAAAACGCGCATCAGTGCTCTCGCTAAGTTGGGCGAAGTGGACGGAATCGACGCATTTAAGAAGCGTAGTGAGACGACACACATCATTAAGCCCATCGAAGAGGTCGAGAAAGAGCTGATGTCGGTGCTTGAAGGCATCGAATACAAGGTTTTGGAGGACGGTAAGGAGGTAGTCAGTGGCTCTGATGGCTAGAGATGCTACGGTGCAGGAGCGTTTGGCGCACTGCGAGCCGTGTGAGCACAACAAAATGGGTATCTGTAAGCGTTGTGGCTGCATTATTAAGGGCAAAGTGCGGTTTGCGGGCCAAAGATGTCCGATTGGGCTGTGGAGTCGTGAAAGTCAGGGCATTCGGGACCTACTCGGTCAGTAAAATATCGTGCAACTGACCCAAGAAAACCTCGTAAAGCTCCGTCAAGCATTGCCAACGATGCCTGATAAGGAGAAACGGCGTGTTGCAGAGCTTCTGAAGCAGTATCAGAACCAAATTACGCAGAAACTAGGCAAAGATTCGTTCCTAGACTTCATCCATCACGTGTATCCGGGCTATAAGGTTGGCCCGCACCATAAGAAACTTGCCAAAATCTTTGAAGAAATAGCCGAAGGCAGAAAGAAGCGGGTGATCGTCAATATCGCCCCTCGTCACGGCAAGTCAGAGATGATCAGTTACCTAGCACCTGCGTGGTTCCTAGGCAAATACCCGCAGAAGAAGGTGATTATGGCCTCACACACCGCAGATTTGGCGGTGAACTTTGGTAGACGGGTGCGTAACTTAGTTGGAGGAGAAGGCTACCGTGACATCTTCCCTAATGTCTCTTTGCAAGCTGATAGTAAGTCTGCTTCACGATGGGGTACTAATTTTAATGGTGAGTATTTTGCTATCGGTGTTGGCGGTGCTCTTGCTGGTCGAGGCGCTGATCTGTTCATTATTGACGATCCCCATTCAGAACAGGAAGCTAAACAAAATCGCGCAGATGTTTTTGAACCGGCTTGGGAATGGTTCCAGTCAGGCCCCGTCCAACGACTAATGCCGGGTGGCGCGATCATCGTGGTGATGACGCGGTGGAGCAAGATGGACCTGACGGGGAAGATCGTCGATCACATGACCCGCGAGGAAGGGGCAGATCAGTGGGAAGTAGTTGAGTTCCCTGCCATCCTGAACGACAAACCCCTATGGCCCGACTTTTGGGGTATCGACGAGTTATTGGCGAAGAAAGCCTCGATGGACGTGCGGTATTGGCAAGCCCAGTACATGCAGGAGCCGACCTCCGAAGAAGGTGCCCTGATCAAGCGCGAGTGGTGGCAGGTGTGGGACCGAGAGATCCCGCCCTCATGTGAGCACATTATTATGACGCTCGACGCCGCGCAGGAGAAAACCAACCGGTCGGACTACAACGCCCTGCTGACTTGGGGTGTCTTTAAGAACGAGTCCACGCAGAACTACAACATTATCCTGTTGAACGCGATCAAGGAGCGGCTTGAGTTTCCGGAGCTAAAGGAGCTTGTGCTAGAGCAGTACAAGGAGTGGCAGCCGGATACGTTCGTGGTCGAGAAGAAATCTAACGGCGCGGCGCTGTATCAGGAGATGCGGAGAATGGGCGTGCCGATTGCGGAGTTTACGCCGGGTAAGGGTCAGGACAAGATCAGCCGGGTCAATGCCGTAACCGACCTCTTTTCTTCAGGTATAGTTTGGGTGCCTGACCGACGATGGGCTTGGGAGGTTGTGGAAGAGTGTAATGACTTCCCGGCAGGAACCCATGATGACTTGGTGGACGCTACCACTTTAGCCCTACTCCGCTTCAGGCAGGGGGGATTTATTCGTCTTCCCTCGGATGAACCGGAACCGACCCGATGGTTTAAGAGCCATCGGCGTGAAGGCTTTTATTAGGAGATATTGAGATGGCCGTCGATAAAAGTTTGATGGAGGCTCCCCAAGGTATCGCGGTCCTCGCCGCCGAGATGGAGCCGGTTGAAGTCGAGATTGAGATCGAGCCGATGTCCGAAGAGGACGGGGCGATTGTAGAGTTCCAAAAGTCTAAGCCTCGGGCGGAAGAGTTCGATGCGAACCTCGCCGACTTTATGAGCGAAAGCGAGTTGCAAACCCTCGCTTCGGAACTGATCGGGCACTACGAACAAGACCTCTCCTCCCGTAAGGATTGGCTTGATACCTACGTCAAAGGTTTGAAGATCCTTGGCATTCGGTACGAGGAGCGTACTGAGCCGTGGCCGGGTGCGTGTGGCGTGTTCCACCCGCTCTTGATGGAGTCGGCCGTCAAGTTTCAGTCTGAGACTATTATGGAAGTCTTTCCGGCGATGGGGCCGGTCAAGGCCAAGATTGTTGGTAAGGAAACGGCAGAGAAGAAGGATGCCGCGATCCGCGTTGCGGATGATATGAACTACCAACTCACTGAGGTGATGAAGGAGTACCGCCCTGAGCATGAGCGGATGCTGCTCTCCCTCGCCCTGTCGGGTAACTCATTTAAGAAGATCTATTACGACCCGAGCCTTGGGCGTCAGACGGCGGTGTATATCCCCGCTGAAGATATCGTGGTGCCGTACGGCGCGGCAAACTTGGAGACGGCTGAGCGTGTTACGCACCGGATGCGTAAGACGAAGAACGAGTTGAGAAAGCTGCAGTACGCCGGGTTCTATCGTGATGTGGACTTGGGTGACCCAGTTCGCATGATGGACGAGGTGGAGAAACAGAAGGCCGAGGACCAAGGGTTCTCAGCGTCAATGGACGACCGGTTCCAGCTACTTGAGATGCACGTCAACCTTGAGTTGGCGGACTATCCGGACACTGACGAGGACAACAACGAGACAGGGATCGCACTGCCGTACGTGGTGACGATTGAGAAGGGGACAGGGACGGTCCTAGCGGTCCGTCGTAATTGGAAGGAAGACGATGACCTCAAGCAAAAACGACAGCACTTCGTCCACTACGGATACATACCCGGATTTGGATTTTACTACTTCGGCCTTATTCACCTTATCGGGGGACATAGTAAAGCTGCAACCTCGCTCCTTCGACAACTCGTCGATGCGGGAACTCTCAGCAACCTTCCGGGTGGTCTCAAATCTAGAGGACTCCGAATTAAGGGAGACGATACTCCGATTGCACCGGGAGAATGGCGAGACGTAGACGTACCGAGTGGTGCGGTGCGCGACAACATCCTGCCGCTTCCGTACAAAGAACCGTCGCAGACTCTTGCGATGTTGATGGACAAGATCGTTGAGGAAGGACGCCGCTTCGCTGCTGTGTCGGACCTGAAAGTTAGCGATATGTCCTCGCAGGCTCCGGTGGGTACTACGCTCGCTATCTTGGAGCGCGTGCTGAAGGTGATGTCGGCTGTACAGGCCCGCATTTACTACGCGATGAAGCAGGAGTTCAAACTCCTCGCCGGAATCATCCGAGACTATACGCCGGAGGAGTACAGCTACGAGCCGGAAGTCGGCGGTCGCAAGGCTAAAAAGGCTGACTATGATGATGTCGATGTCATCCCGGTAAGTGACCCGAATGCGGCAACGATGTCGCAGAAGGTCGTGCAGTACCAAGCCGTGATGCAGTTGGCTCAAGCGGCCCCGCAGTTGTACAACATGCCGTATCTGCACCGTCAGATGATTGAGGTGCTTGGCGTTAAGAATGCGGACAAGTTGGTGCCGATGCCGGACGATCAGAAGCCACGCGATCCGGTCACGGAGAATATGGACGCTATGACGGGCAACCCGCTCAAGGCGTTTATCTACCAAGACCACGAAGCCCACATCGCTGTCCACATGGCGTTTGGTCAAGACCCGAAGTTTGCTCAGATGATCGGGCAAAACCCGATGGCGCAGCAGATCACCTCGTCGCTTCAGGCTCACATCATGGAGCACTTGGCGTTCCAGTACCGCCGAGATATCGAGAAGCAGTTGGGTGTGGCGTTGCCGCCGTTGCCGTCCGAGGACACCGAGGAGTACGAGCTTACGCCCGAGTTGGAAGTGCAGATCTCGCAGGTGTCGGCTGTGGCCGCGCAGCGTCTGTTCCAGAAAGATCAGGCCGAGGCTCAGGCTCAGCAAATGGCTCAGCAAATGCAGGACCCGCTCGTGCAAATGCAGCAGATGGACTTGCAGATCAAGCAGATGCAGGCCCAGACAAAGCAGATGCAGGTGCAGATGGAAGCTCAGGCAAAGGCAGAAGAGATTCGCCTCAAAGAGCAGAAAAACTTCATCGACGCGGCTGCCAAAGAAGACGAGTTACGACTGCGAGAGGCAGAGATTTCTGGTCGGCAGCAGCTTGAAGCAGCACGCTTGGGTGCGGACATTGAGAAGCACAAAGCGCAAGAATCCAACAGGCAGCAGCTTGAGGGAACAAAACTTGGTGTCGAGATTGCGAGGGCGAAGGAACAAGCAGATCAGCGCCGTATCAATCCGATGGCAAGCAGTGTGAGGTCGAGAAAAATCGGTCAACCAAAGGAGTAATTCATGGCGTACTCAAACGCTCTTGAGTATCTAACAGCGAAGTTAGACGAAGAGCGCACATTGATTGTTGAAGCTTTGATCCAAGGCAAATTGGATGAAGGTGAATACAAAAGACTTTGCGGGGCGTTACAGGGTCTTGAACTCGCAAAGAACCACATCAAAGACCTTGCAAAACGCTTGGAGCGCGATGATGAGTAGTATTGATATTGAGAAAACACAGGAAGAGGCTGCTAAAGCCAAACTACTGCCAGAACCCAAAGGCTACCGAATGCTATGTGCGGTTCCGCACGTAGAGGAGGAGTTTGAGGGCGGGATCATTAAAGCGGACGACACTAAACGCACTGAGGAACTGACTACGGTGGTCCTCTTTGTCGTGAAGATGGGCGAGCTTTGCTACAAGGATCAGGACCGGTTCCCCGCCGGTCCGTGGTGTAAGGAGGGTGACTTTATTCTCACCCGCCCCTATGCCGGTACCCGCGTAGTTATCCACGGACGAGAGTTCCGCATCATTAACGACGACACGGTGGAAGCGGTGGTCCAAGACCCCCGTGGCATCCGTCGCGCATGAGGTAAAACATAATGTCTATTGATAAGAACGAATTTAAGTTCCCTGATGAGATTGAGGCAGAAGCCGCTGAAAAAGCGGGATCTACCCAAGAAGCCTCCGGGGACGATATCTCTATTGAGATTGAAGACGATACCCCGCCGGAAGACCGGGGTCGGAAGCCCCTGCCCAAGGAAGTAGTTAACGAACTCGATAACGACGATCTTGAGGAGTACTCTGAGAAGGTCAAGAAGCGCCTGTCTCAGATGAAGAAGGTGTGGCATGACGAGCGCCGCGAGAAAGAGCGGGCCGTCCGGGAGCGTGAGGAAGCCCTGCGGTTTGCTCAGGCCCGTGAGCAGGAGATTAAGCAACTTAAAAACCGACTTGGGCACAACGAACAGGCATTTATTAAGGAGGCTGAGAAATCAGCAACCACTGACCTGACCGTAGCCAAGGAGAAGCTGAAGCAGGCTTATGAGGCAGGCGATGCTGAACTGATCGCTAATGCTCAAGAGGCTATGACTGACGCTAAGCTCAAGCTCCAGAACCTGTCTCGTATAAAACCCTCTTTACAACGGGAAGAGGAAAGAGTAGAACAGAATCAACAGGTAACGACACCTCCGGTGGCCCCTGCGTCTAAAGCCGATCCAAGGGCTGAAGCGTGGCGGGATAAAAACACTTGGTTTGGTGTGGACGAGGAGATGACCGCCCTCGCGCTCGGCCTGCACGAAAAGTTGGTCCGGAGCGGCGTAGATCCTAGTTCGGATGATTACTACCGCCGAGTCGACGATACGATGAGGAAAAGATTCCCCGAGGCGTTTGACGACGCCGAAGAGGATGAACAACCTCAAACGAAGCAGGCTCAAAAGCCCGCTCGCGCAAATAAGCCAGCCAATGTGGTGGCTCCAGTTACGCGGGGAACCGCGCCGCGTCAGGTCCGCCTGACACCGACTCAAATTGCCCTAGCCAAAAAACTTGGCATTAGCAATCAAGAGTACGCAAAAGCAATGATCGAAATGGAGAACGGCAATGGCTGATAACAGACTCGCACGCGAAGTCGAGAACAGAGAATCCGCGCAACGCAAAATGGCGTGGACACCGCCTCAAACACTCCCTGAACCGGAGCCGCAAGAGGGTTGGGTGTTCCGTTGGATCCGGACGAGCATTATGGGTCAAGCAGATCCCTCTAATACGTCTGCGAAATTCCGGGAAGGTTGGGAGCCGGTTAAGGCTTCTGAACAACCCAAATTGATGATGCAAGCTGATCCTAATGGACGTTTCAAAGACAACATTGAGATCGGTGGTTTGTTGCTTTGCAAGGCTCCGGCTGAGCTAATGAAACAGCGTGATGGGTACTACACCCAGCAAGCGAAGGCTCAGATCCAGTCTGTAGACAACAACTTTATGAGGCTGAACGACGAGCGTATGCCCCTCTTTAATGAGAGGAAAACGACGGTCTCGTTTGGCAAAGGCAAATAAATTCACTTTAGGAGTATCAAATGGCTTATCCCACTGTTGATGCACCTTACGGTTTGAAGCCGGTCAATCTGATCGGTGGACTTCCGTTTGCGGGTGCTACGCGACAGATTCCGATTGGGAACAACTACGGCACCGCCATCTATAACGGCGATGTGGTTCAGTTGAACTCGTCGGGAAATGTCATCATCACGACCCTTCAGAACGATATTTCCCCGATTGCGGGCGTTATCGGCGTGTTCCTCGGCTGTTCGTACACGAACCCGACCACGAAGCAGAAGCTCTTCTCGCAGTATTATCCGGGAAGCGTTGCGGCTGACGACATCACGGCCTACGTTGCCGATGATCCGAATGCCCTCTTCAAGGTTGTGAACGTGACGAGCAACGTTGCGAACAGCACCTCGGGCGGCCTTCTCCCGGCTTATGTTTCCCGCGCCAACTCGTTTGGCACGAACGCGGAACTCGTTCTCAACACGGGTTCTTCGATCACGGGTGACAGCAAGATGGGTGTGTACATCAACAACGTAGCGACTTCGTTGCCGTTCCGTGTGGTTGATGTGGTGGTGGACACTGCGAATAGCAGCGGCAACATTGTCGAGTTCATCGTCAAGTTCAACGCTGGTTACCACGCGTATAACAACGCGTCGGGCACCTAATAGGAGTCTTAAGAAATGGCTATTTCACGCGCACAATTACTTAAGGAACTCCTGCCGGGCTTGAATGCCCTGTTCGGCCTTGAGTACAAGCANTATGGTGAGGAGCACAAGGAGATCTACGAGACTGAGACCTCCGAGCGTTCCTTTGAAGAAGANACGAAGCTGAGCGGATTCTCCGCTGCCCCGGTCAAGCCGGAAGGCCAAGCCATTGCGTACGATAACGCGCAGGAAGCTTGGACGGCTCGTTACAACC